ACCAATTAATATATCACCTATATCAATTCCGTCATCTACAATAACAGATTCAAATAGCTTATCGAGCACCACCCCCTTCCTTATCAAATTTTGTGATGAAAGTATATCCTCTTCTTTAGCGGTCATATACTTTATCTCAACAGTACCCTTTGATAACGGGTGTCCTTCGGTGTACATTTTACCACCTGAAGGTAAATCTACTATTTCAGTAGGGAAATCAAATTTTGCCATAACGTTAGTTTATTTATTTGTATATAAATATATAATATTTAGAAATTTAAAAATTAAGCACAAAAAAAGTTCTCACTAAGAGAACTTTTTCCTTTATAAATATGTTGAATATGTATTAGAATTCTAAAACTGCGTAATCATAAGATAGTGTTAAAGTAATTTCAGCAGGGTCAGAGGCATTTGACCAATCTAAATCATTAAACACTGCATTGTTGATAAATGCACCTTTCATAGTCCATTGTTCAATTTTATCACCAACTGGTCCTAACATATAACATTGGATATCTTTCTTATAGAAATCTGCATATCCATCTCTACCTGTTAAAGATTCATGTGATAATCTTACCCATTCCATTACTGCTTGAGCTCCTGAAGGAACGATAGGGTCATATAGAGTAATCTCTACATCTTGCCATTCACCTTTTCCTTTAAGTTTTCTTTTAACGTTAATGTGGTCTAGTGTAACAGTTTCAAATTGAATTGAAGGTCTGTTTGCTGTTTTTATAAGATATGAAGGGATACCATCGATTTCCATGATGAATCTATTCTTCATCTTCGGTTCGAAGTTGGTATAAAACATATCGTTAAATTCTAATACTTCTGCCATTTTGTTTTCTCCTAATTATATTCTACTATAAATATAGTTCTTTTTTATTTTTAATTAATTATGCCGAGAATGATGCTCCAGTCGGTAATATGTTAAAGTCTAACACGATAAATTCAGCAGTTTTTGTTGGTTGTAAGAAAATCTGTCCAGCCAATATATTTCTGTCGATAACATCTGGTGTGTTATTACTTTCGTCCATCACTACTCTAAAAGCATACAATCCTTGTCTTTGTTGTATTCCTTCTAAATAAGGATTCACAGTATTTAAGAATCTACTTCTTGTTTGTGAAGTATTTTGTTCGAATACTAAGTATCTTGAAGTTGAAGCGATATACTTCTTAACTTTAATCATTAATCTTCTTACGTTGATTCTATCAAGTGCTGATGCTTTATCTTGTAAAGTTTTTTGTCCGAAAGCAACAATACCCTCTCCTGGGAATTGAGCGATTGGATTAATTTTACCTTCATATAAAGAATCTCTTTCAGCATGTGTCAATCTATTTAATACAGAAACAGCTCCTACGATACCACCTCTGTTTAAACCTGCAGGTGCAAACCATTCTGCTGCGATAGCATCATTTGCTGCATATATTCCTGGCATCAATACTGATGGTGGAACTGCAGTTAATTTATTAGTGTTTCTGTCGATTGTTTTAACCCATGGGTAGTATGTACCTACATAGTTAGAATCAACCGCTTCACCTTGTGTAATTGCTTCAGCGATAGTATCTCCACCGTCATTAGCATCACCAATAAAGAATGCATCTTCTCTTGCTTCTACCATATCAACTACTTTATCAAATACATAAGAATGTAATCTTCTAACTACACCTGGTGCAGATACTAAGTTAATATCGAAATCATCTGGATTAGATACTGAGTTTATTGCTTTTACATACGCAACTGAACCATTAGCGGTTGAAGTTGATAAATCAAATCCTTGTGAGTTTCCAGCACCCCAATCAGAATCACCATATTTAGCTGATTTGATTGTTGGTGATATACCATCGAATCCACTTTGGAATCCTACGATAAACTGTCTTTTGTTAATAATTGCAGGAGTATCAGATGTTGATAATGTATATGCAAAGTTTTTAGTTCCAACAGAACCAGTTACGATTGCAGTAAATGCTGCATCGAATGAGAAAGCAGTATTTCCACCAACTGTTGCCGAAGCAGGTATTGGAGATAAGTAATTACTGTTGTCAATTTTAACAACTGCAGATTCTAAATCAATACCACTATACTCAGCTGATTTGGAAGAATTGTTATTTTCCGAACCTGTTGAAAATATTACCGATGGAATTAATGATTCATCCGTTCCATGATATATTGGATTTGTATATGCTCCATGTCCAAATGGTGCTGCAGTAATTGGGAATGAACCTTCTTCTGAACACTCTACTCTAACAAATTTCGAGTAGTTTGGATAATCACCATTTTCAGATTGTTTTCCATTAGCATCAATAGTTACATTTCTATCACCAATTCTTTTCTTGATATAATTTGGTGATGCAGGGTCTAAGTTTACATTACTAAACGTTTCAAGTACATTAGTTCTTTTATTAGTATCACTATATTTTCTAATTGAAATTGAAAAAGTTGCATAATCAGTTGCATTTGATGCACCAGCAGCTTTTACATTAAAGATACCAATTTTGTATTCTTTATTATAATTAGAACCATCACCTAAAGTATGGAATCTAAATAAATCATGTCTTTCTCCTGAAATCAATTGTGATTGTATATAAGGAGTAGAAGCATGTTGAATATCTTGTGTAAAATCTTGTGTAGCTAATTCTCTGTGTAATACTTGAGAACCACTTTGAAACCAATCAGTAAAATCAGTTGCAGCTTTTTCAAAATAATGAGCTCCATACGCTTTTTTAGAACCTCTTGGGTTACTTCCAAATACGTCTGATATATCATTTCCTGCACTTGGTAGTACAGATGCTGATACTGCTGCTATATTAGAACCACTAATACTGAATACGGATTCTCCTGCAGTAGAATCAATAGAACATGAAGGAAATCCAACGGTTAAAGAACCCTTGTGTGTTGCGTTTAAAACACCGATTAATTTTCTTCCACCTTCTGATGATGAACCACTTATTTCAATTCCTATTGGTTTAGCTTGTGAATATCCACCTTGATGACCAACACGAACAATAGTTACTGTTCCTGCTTCTCTAAGGTAGTTTTGTACGGTATATCCTGTATAGTAAGAACCATCAGGTGTACCGAATATTTCTTCAAATTCCGATTGTGTATTAACAACGGTTGGTACAAAAGCAGGTCCTTTATGGAAAGGTCCAATTATTGCTGCTCCTATTTCACCAATCCCTTGTGATAAGAAAGAAAGGTCGTTTTCTCTCGTAAATACCCCAGGTGATACAATTTTTTCTGCCATTTTTTATTACTCCTTGTTATGTTTTTTGTATAATAATACTCTTATATAAGTATTAACATCTTTTCCTAAAGATTATTTTTTACTTTCTTTAGATATAGATTTTTCTTCTTTAGTTTCGCTTGGTATAAATGTATTTGATGTAGGGTCGTAATTTCCATCACCATATTTATCATTTAAACCTTTGAAAATCTCTTGTTCTTGTTGAACCAAATTTGAATGTTTTTGTAATAATTCATCTTCAACTTTAGTAACTTCTTCGATTCTTCTCTTCTTTTCGATTTGAAGTTGTCCAAGTTTTGTAAAAGTTTCAGCTACATCTTGTCTTAATTGATTTAATTGTGAAACTTCTTCTTCTGTAAACTTAATTGCTTCCGCCATTTTGATATATTTTAGTTAACTTTTTGTTTATATATATAAATATATAGTTTTTTTCAAAACGATATTTTTATGATACAGTAAATGTTAACGTTGAACTATAATCACTTAATAATCCATTTGTTCCATATTGTCTTACTCTTGCATATCTTGTACCAGTTCCAATATCGAAATCTCCACCATCAGTAGTTGTTACTACTGTTGTTTCAGACCATTGTGTTTCATCTATAAGAGGTGAACTAAAATCTGAATTATTATCTATTTGTACATCAAATACATCATTTGTACCATCACCACTCCATGAAAGAGTTAATGTACCATTTGTCCATGCTAATGAAGTTGGTGCACTACCTGCTGTTTCATCGGTATGTGAATTTCCACCTTTGTTGTGTGTTATATATCCATTAACTAAATATGTATCATTTGTTTCAACATCAATTGAAACAATTTCATTAGTTTGACTAACTATTTCAATTGAAGAAATATCTACTTCAGTAATAACACTATCAATTTCTTTTATTAATTTATCATCAGTTGATATATTGAACATTTCTTTAAATCTATAATTACCATCTGATGCATCTTTAACTAACATAGGGTGTTCTGATGTTGCTTTTATTTCACCATCATTTATATCATAATGTCTATTAGAAAACGAATATACTAAATTTTCAACAGTTACATTTTGTGCTGTTGTTGATAATGAATCAGTATCCCAATCTAAAAAACCAGCTTCATCAGTTCCTAAACCACCAATAGAAAATCCTCTTAGTTCATCTCCTTCTTCTAAATCACCAACTTCTACAATTGAACCATCTGCAAGTGTTACGGGTGAATCAATAACTAAACATAATGCGGTTGAATTTCCATCATAAGAATCTACTGAATAAACAGTTTTAGTTCTTGCACTATTATAATTTGTAGCATGGGTATTGAATCCATCAGCAAATGTTACCGATAATGTATGTGATACATTTCCAGCTAAAGTTGTTTGTGAACCAACACCTTGTGGATTCATAGAACCAACTGTAATTACACCAGTATAATCTGAATTTGAAGCAATACTTAAATATCCTGCAGAATCTGTATTCATATTATATGCTGGGGTTACTGCCCATGTAAAATTATCTGAATTTGTTTTTATCTGTGAACTAAACTTGGCACCCTCGCCTGTAAATCCTAATGTGTAAGTTTCGTTTGTAGATTCAACAGCATAAGTATATCCCGTCAAAGAACCTATTGCATCTACACCATATGAAGATAATGTAATATTATCACCCGCTACAGGTGAACCTTTAATTGTACCTAATGATACATTTGCACCTTGTGTATTACCAGTTGCTCCTGCTAAATTATTTAAACTGAGTGTTTCTCCTGCTGAAATTGCCATATATACTTTTCCCTATATATTATAAATATTAAGTAATTGATTAATCCACCTATCTTTATTAGTATAATTTTCAATCATATACTTTTTTAATAAGTCAAACCATTTATTTTTTTCTGAATATGTAGTTTTACTTAACCTCATATAAATATGATTAAATTCTTTTTTAGATGAAGCTCTATATGGATAATTTAAATCTTTACACCAAGATGTATGTAATATTGGTAATTTACCATAATCTACTGCTTCAAATATAGAATAACCAAATGGTTCGTGTGTAAAACATGAATGTGATATTCCCCAATTCATATTATAAAAAACATTTTTGAAATTAGGTTTGTAGTGATACACTTTTATTTTAGAAGTATCCATTTTCATACCACCTTTCCATAATACATTAAAAGCTTTTGAATCTGTAAATAACAACGATGGTAATCCATCTAAATATCGTGGATTCTTTCTACCCTCACTTCTAGCAGTAAATCCAATTTTATTTGATTCGGATAATTTTAAATTATGTTTAAATTCGTAAAAATTAGGTATATTTTTGTTTTTTATTAAAATATCATATACACCAACCCAAATAGAATGTGTTGCAATTTTGTTAATATCAATTTCCCACACCGAATCCATATAAGGATGTTGTATAAATGAAGCATCTGTTCCAAATTGTGTTTTTATTATATGGTCTACTGAATTATGTAAAATATTCGAATGAATTTTATGTTTATTTTCTTCTATCACTTTCATTGGAGTATAATGACCATGTAATATATTGATTCTCCTTGCTCCTTTACATAGTTCCTCAAACTTTTCTATATTATCTCCATGCCAATGTGCTTCAATAGGAAATTCATAATCTTTATGTCCTTTTGGTTTGTTTCTGTGTAAAAGAAGAATAGGTTTTACATCTAATTTAGGAGCAATCAATTCCATCCATAAATTAACCCAAGTATCAGTACCAGCATTTACCCAAGGGCCACCACCAGTAGTATAATACACATCATACATATTTTATTTTTTTACGATTATAATTCCTGCAAAAGTTGTAGAAAAATCAACAGTTACTTGATTTACTGAATTTGTTGTTATAGAATTAGGTAATTCTTGTTTTGAAGTTGCAGTATTCCATGCTTGAACAATTGGATATTGTTCACCTAAGTTATGGTCTACATCATAAGAAGATGCTCCACTAACTGTTTCTTTGTGAGTTGTTAAATTTGTTATTTGTGCTGAACCACTAACGATACCATTTGTAGCATTTATGTTTCCATTTACAGTTAAATCATATCCTAAAGTAACTTCACCGGTATCTCTATCTAAAACTAATGTATCATCATACCAAGTTCCACCAGTTCTTCGAGTGATATAAAAATCACTATTATTATCCATACCAAATGCTAACCTTTGGTCATTATTTACTGCAAAAGTTACAGTAGTATGGGTAGCGGTGGAAGGGTTAAGGAATATATCTGCTTGAGAACCATCTATTCGTAATGCACCTACTCCATCTTGAAGTGAATTAGCAGTAAGCTGTAATGGTGGTACTGTTGTTTGTGTTGAAGTTAGTGATAATCTATCTAAATCGATTACATCAAAAGAACCTGTTGTTGCTGTTAAATCACCTGTACCTAAATTTACATCTTGATTTACTAAATGAGCTACTGTCTGAGATGAACCACTAACGATTCCACTTGGAATATTTGTAAAATTACCATAATCTAAGTAATAAGTTCCATCTTCTCCATCTAATAAGTTTGCATCTGATGCAACACCTTGTACAACGTGTCCACCTTTTGCAACTACTACTCTACCACTTTCAGTTGATGCAAATGTTACAGTTACTTGATTATCATTTGTTGTTACAATTGAATTTGGTATAAAATACCCATCATTTTCATCATATACAGTTACAATTACATTTTTAGTACCAAAGTTGTGAGTTACTACTTTAGAAGATACATTTGTAAAAGTATCGGTTACTGTTGCTGCTTGTTCTACTGTAATTCCTGTTAAATTAGAACCATCACCTTGAAAAGAACCACTAAATGAACCACTTACGGTCATTCCATCTAAATTACTACCACTTATAACACTATCGGCATCTAATTTAGTTTTTACTCTTGCATCTGTATAATAAAGGTTTGTATTTTCAGATAATTGTGAAGTATTGAATCCACTAAGTGATATTTGTGAAGAACCACTAACAGTTCCAGTCGGTAAGTTAGTTACAATATTAGAAACGGTAATTACTTCTGATTCAGAACCTAATTTTCCTAATTTCCAAAAATCATTTGAAGAATCCCATAATAAAGAACCACTTACAGTTGAACTACCAGTTGCATCCTTTACTAAGATACCTCCTGTTGTTTGAGAACCACCATAGTTGAGTTCTAAGGTATTATCTCCTATGTTAACAGTAGTTGAATCAATTGTAGTTGTAGTTCCCTCTACTGAGAGGTTTCCTACAATCGTTATGTTGTTTGAAAATGTTTTGTTACCTGCTATGGTTTCATTACCTGTGAGGTTAACATATCTTGAATCTAGTGAAGTTGTGTAAAAGTGGTAAGTATCTTCTGTGGCTATTTCTCTAATGGAAGGAGTTCCATTATCTTTTTCAAAGTAAATCTTTCCATCGTATGTGTTTATTGCCAACTCACCTAACTCTAAATTAGATGTAGTAGGTTTTCTTCCTTCAACCGATGTTCTTTTTAGCTT